GACTTGCCTGATGCCCTTTCCTACATTGACCAACTTGCTGTTACTTCCTATTTTGAGGAAGATGACTCAGATGATTGGCAACCACTTGATGTAATAGCGGGGTTTTAAATGGCAGATATGCAAGAAAATAAATTTGACGAACCTACAGAGTCGGACAAAGAACTAACGACTTTTGTTGTTGACCACTGTGATCGGTGGCGCAACTATAGAGATACCAACTTCCTGTCAGATTGGGAAGAATATGAACGAATTTTCCGTGGTCAATGGGCTGAAGACGATAAGACTCGTGAATCAGAGCGTAGCCGAATCATCACCCCCGGAACTCAGCAAGCAGTAGAGACTCGCCACGCTGAAATAATGGAAGCAATCTTTGGTCAAGGTGACTTCTTTGACATTGAAGACAATATCCAAGATGTAAATGGCAATCCCATTGATGTTGAGATGATTAAAGATCAACTCATGGAAGACTTCAAAAAAGACAAAATTAGAAAAGCTATCGACCAGATCGAATTGATGGCTGAAATCTATGGCACTGGCATCGGTGAGATCGTTGTCAAGACAGAAAAAGAATATATCCCATCAACTCAGCCAATTCCCGGTCAACAGGGACAAGCAGCCATCGGTGTAATCGAAAGAGACAGAATTGCTGTCAAGATCATGCCAATTAACCCTAAGAATTTTTTGTTTGATCCTAATGGAACAAGCATTGATGACTGTATGGGTGTAGCAGTTGAGAAGTTTATCTCTATTCACAAGATTGTGGCTGGTATTGAATCTGGTGTATACCGCAAGGTGGACATTGGCATTGTTGCATCTGATGAAGATTTGGAAGCAACCCAAGAAATCCAGATGTTCCAAGATCAAAAGGTCAAACTACTAACCTATTACGGTCTTGTGCCTCGTGAACACCTACAAAACCTAAAAGAAAATCAGGAAATGGTTGATCTGTTCCCTGAAAGCTCTGAAGCTGCTGACTATTCAGATTTGGTTGAAGCAATCGTAGTGATTGCCAATGATGGATTATTGTTAAAGGCTGAAGAAAGTCCTTACATGATGAAAGACAGGCCAATCCTGAGTTATCAGGATGACACTGTTCCTAATCGTTTGTTGGGTCGTGGCACAGTCGAGAAAGCCTACAATATGCAAAAGGCTATGGATGCTCAAATCCGCAGCCACTTGGATTCATTGGCACTGACTACAAGCCCAATGATTGCTATGGATGCAACTCGTTTGCCTCGTGGTGCTAAGTTTGAAGTCAAGCCCGGCAAAGCCATTCTTACTAATGGCGCACCTAGTGAGATTTTATTCCCGTTCAAGTTTGGACAGACTGATGGCAATAATCTTGCTACTGCCAAAGAATTTGAGCGTATGTTGCTTCAAGCCACTGCAACTCTGGACTCTAACGGAATGGTTAGCCAAGTTAGTCGTGATGGTGGTCAAGGCGGTATGTCGATGGCGGTTGCGTCCATTATTAAAAAATACAAACGTACACTGACAAACTTCCAAGAAGATTTCCTTGTTCCGTTTATCAAAAAAGCTGCATTCCGTTATATGCAGTTCGATCCAAATCGCTATCCCTCTGTGGATATGAACTTCATTCCTACGGCAACTTTGGGAATTATTGCTCGTGAGTATGAGCAACAGCAGTTTATTGGTTTGTTGCAGACTTTGGGGGCTGATACGCCAGTATTGCCGATTATTTTGAAAGGCATTGTGGCTAACTCTAGTTTGAGCAATAGATTTGAGATGATTGCCAAGTTGGATGAAATGATGAAGCCTAATCCAGAACAACAGCAGATGCAACAGGCTCAGGCTCAGTTGGCAATGCAGTCTGCTCAAGCACAAATTGCACTGGTTACAACTCAAGCAGAACAGAATCGTGCTGATGCAACCAAGAAAATGGTTGAAGCTCAGTACATTCCACAAGAAGTTCAAGCCAAAGTCATTGCATCAACAACCAATAATTTGCCAACTCAAGATGATTTAGCCTCTAGAGAGTTTGATAAAAGAGTAAAGATTGCTGAATTGATGCTCAAAGAATCTGATATTCAGAACAAAGCCAAGATTGTTGAGTTGCAAATGGCAGATAAGCAGAATCAGAGTAAAAAGGATAATGAGTTTTTAAAAAGCGTTATTGGTGATTGATGAATCTTAAAAAAGTTATTCTGTCCGATGCGTCAACAGAGGCGAAAGTCTCTGCTATTGCTATTCTTTTGAACAAAGAGTTACCCAAACTCACAGAAAAAGTTGATACTGTTAAAAAACTCAAGGGTGAGCAGGGTGAACGTGGATTAAAAGGTGACAAAGGTGACAAGGGAGATGCTGGCAAAGATGGCATTGATGGTCGCAATGGGATTGATGGGTCTACTGGAAAAGATGGCAAAGATGGTGAAGATGGGGTTTCAGTTGTTGATGCCAAGGTTGACTTTGATGACACCTTAGTCCTGACTTTATCAACAGGCAAAGAGATAAATGTTGGTGAGGTTAAGGGTGAAAAGGGTGACAATGGTCGGGATGGCAATACTGGTGCAAATGGTATTGGTGTCCCCACTGGTGGTACATCTGGACAAGTTTTAGCTAAAAATAGCGGTGCAGATTACGACACAAAATGGGTAACTGGTGGTGGCGGCGGTGGTTCTGGAACTGTTACAAGTGTATCTGGTACGGGTACAGTAAGCGGATTAACTCTTAGCGGCACAGTCACCACTTCAGGTAATCTAACCCTTGGCGGTTCAATCACTGGATTTGCTACAAGTGGTGTAAATACAAACTTGACATCTGTAGCATTGACTTCAGGAACAGTTTCAACTGCGCCAAGTTCAAGTACTGATATTGTCAACAAGTCTTATGCTGATTCAATTGCATCTGGCGTTAACTTTCATTCGGCTTGTAATTACGCAACAACAGCAGCATTGCCAGCAAACACTTACAACAATGGAACTTCTGGAGTTGGTGCAACTCTAACAGCTACTGCAAATGGCACGCTGACAATTGACAGCTACACATTAGTTGTTGGTGATGTTGGTAAGCGCTTATTAATTAAAAATGAGGTTACAACTGCAAACAATGGCGTATATACATTAACTCAAGCTGGTACTGCATCACTTCCCTACATCCTGACAAGAGCAACCGATTATGACACCAGCGGAGCAGGTACAAATGAAGTGGATCAGGGTGATTACATACTTGTAATTAGCGGAACAGTTAATGCCAATACATCATGGGTGCAACAAACACCATTACCAATCACAATTGGCACGACAAGTCTTGTTTTTATTGAGTTTGCCGCAAGTCAAACATACACTGCTGGCACAGGTTTAACCTTAACAACAAACCAGTTTTCAATTACAAGCACTGGTACTGCTGGAACTTATGGTACTTCTACGCAAATTCCTGTTTTTGTTACAAATGCCCAAGGACAAGTTACAAGCGTTACAAATACAGCAATAGGAACTCTAAATCAGAATACAACAGGTTCAGCCGCCACATTAACAACTACTAGAGCAATTTATGGCAACAACTTTGATGGCTCTGCTGCACTTACTCAGATTATTGCGTCTACTTATGGTGGTACTGGTAATGGATTTACTAAGTTTTCTGGCGCAACTACAGCGGAAAAGACATATACATTACCAGATGCGACAACAACAATTCTTACAACCAATGCCGCAGTTACTATTGCCCAAGGTGGTACAGGTTCAACTACATTGGCTGGTGCTTCTATTGTCACTTACACTGGCTCTGAAACACTAACCAATAAAACCTTAACAGCGCCTGTTATCAGCACCATCAGCAATACTGGTACGCTGACATTACCTACATCAACAGATACATTAGTGGGTAAAGCTACCACTGATACATTGACCAATAAACGTGTGACCCCAAGGGTTTCTCCACTTTCTGGAACAATAACAAGCCCATATCAAGCAAATAGTGATTCTTTTGACATAATTGTAATTACTGGTTTGTCAAATAATTTAACATTTAGCGCCCCTTCTGGAACGCCAACAAATGGTCAAAAATTAATTTATAGAATTAGCGATAACGGAACAGTAAGAACTTTAGATTTTACAGCTTTTACTGCTGTTGGCGTAACCTTACCAACCGCAACTATTGGCACTTCAACCAAAGTAATATATGTTGGTTGTATATACAACGCTGATAACACCCGCTGGGATGTTATTGCAGTAACTACACAGGCTTAATCATGGCAAATAGATACTGGGTAGGTGGAACTGCTACATGGGACGGAACAGCAGGTCTTAAATGGGCTTTAACCAGTGGTGGGCTTGGGGGGCAAGCTGTCCCTACAACTTCTGATACTGTATTTTTTACAAATCTTTCTGGTGCAAACACTGTAACTATCGGCACAGGTGCTGTTTGTTCAACTTTAACAATGACAGGCTTTACAGGCACGTTAGCGTTTGGAACAAACACCATTTCAGCGGCTGGAACAGGAACTGTTTTTACAGGCGCAACCACATATAGTGTTTCGGGTACTCCATTAATATTAGTAACAAATGCGACGTCAACCTCAAGAACAATAACCGCTGGCTCTGTTACAGAAGCAAACAGCATAAGTTTTAACATTAATAATGGCGGAAGTACGCTTACTGTTACTGGGTCTGTCAGGGACTTAATTTTTAGTGGTTCATTTGCAGGATCGTTTCCAAATAATACATTAACTATTTATGGAAATTTGACATTTAAATCAGGGATGACCATAACCGCTGGAACAAGTGCAAGAACATTTGCGGCAACTAGCGGAACACAAAAAATAACAAGTGCAACATTAAATTTAAATTTTCCATTGACATTTTCTGGAACAGCTACTTATCAATTACAAGATAATTTAAGCGTAGGAACATCTACTAGCAGAACAATAACACTTACAACTGGCACACTTGATTTAAATAATTTTACATTAACTAATTTTGGCATTTTTTCTTCAAACAATTCAAATACAAGAGCAATTGCTTTTGGCTCATCTGGAGTTATTAATAATACAAGAACTGGAACTGTTACATCTTGGGATTGTGCAACTATTACAAATTTTACAAGAACAGGAACTCCGTATGTTAAATTTACAGGAACAAATACTACTGCTTCTACAATAACAGTTCAGCATGGGACAACATCTGGAGGAACAGAAGACAATTCAATGTCTTTTTATTTTGATTCAAGCCCTACAGTAAATTTATCTACAACAAATTGGATTTATGACTTAGGAACATTAAGTTCTTGGGGTGGAACTATTACTAATTCGTCTACTAATACTTATATTATTTATGGAAGTTTTCTTGGTAGTGGTAGTGTTGCTTATTTTGGAAATTTAACTTTTGCGTCAACAAAATCTACTCCAAGGTATCTTCCAATAAATTCTGCTTTATTAAATCTTATTACTATTAATACTTCTGGTACAGGAGTTTTTAATCTTCAAGCTAATTCAACTATACTAAAATTAAATGTATTAAATGGATCTTTTTCAACAAATGGATATACGCTTGATACTGCTAATTTTGATTTTGATAACTCAAATACAAAAAGTTTAACATTTAATTCTCAGGTTAATATTTATAAAGATTTTTCTACTGGTATAGGTATATTTAAAGGAAATTTAACAAATACAACCATAGATATGACTGGGTCTACATTTGTAATAAATTGTAATAATTCTACAATTACACTTGATGTGCCAAATTTAACTTATCCCAATGTTTCTGTTGATATTAATAGTAGCACTCCTTCTGGTAATTTTATTTTTGGTCGTGGGGCAACAACACAAACTATAACAAATCTTACAATAAAAAATAATGTTGATCCAAATGATATAATTACTGATTTTAATGTTAAATTATTTGCTGGTTCTACATTAAATGTTGGAAATATAAGTATTGATGGAATTATAACTACTGCATCACCTAATTATGTAGTATTAAGCTCAACAACAGCGGGAACTCAAGCTACTTTAAGCAAAGCCAGTGGGACAGTAAGTGTTAGTTATGTGAAAATCAAAGACAGTATTGCCACAGGAGGGGCAACATGGCTTGCTCAAACAACCAATGGCAACATAGATAATGGAAATAATACTGGTTGGATTTTTGGGGCTTATAGTGCAAACAATAGTAAATTTTTGGCATTTTTCTAAAAGGTAGGCAATGACTCCTGAACTACTAAAGTATTATGAAGACAGATTTTCCATGATGTCAATGGATGGTTGGAAAGAATTAACTATTGATATTGACAATATGATAGAGTCACTCAATAATATAAGCGTGATTCCTGATGAAAAGACTTTACATTTCCGTAAAGGCGAACTTTCCATCTTGACTTGGCTAAAAACCTTGAAAGAGGTCAGCGAAAAGGCTTATGAGGAATTGAATGAAAAGAATGTATGAATTTGCCTGTAAAAACGGGCATCGCACTGAAAAACTGGCTGATTATGAGGCGGTCAATGTCCAGTGTGATTGTGGTTTGGTAAGTCACCGAATCATTTCTGCACCCAACATCAAGTTGGAGGGTTGGAGTGGGCATTTTCCTACATCAGCCCATCAATTTGACCGAAAACATCGGGAAAAGTTGGCGGCAGAATTAAAGTCGGACTCATAAACTTTTGTCGAGTCCATGTGTAATCTCCTAAAACCCAGTGTGGGCAGGAAAAGGAAACTGTATGTTGTTAGATAACGATGATGAGATGCTAGGTGAAATTCAAGCTGTTGAAAAGCAGAAACTGGAGTCCACTGTTGAGCCGATGAATGCTGATGTTCCCGATAAATATCGGGGCAAAGAACTGTCAGACATCATCAAAATGCACCAAGAAGCTGAAAAGTTGATTGGAAAGCAAGCTCAAGAGGTGGGTGAGGTACGCAAATTAGCAGATGAACTGATTAAGCAAAATCTCTCTGGCAATCGACAAAATGCAGAGGTTGAGCCTGAAATTGATTTTTTTGAAGACCCAAAAAAGGCAGTTCAGAACACTATTGATAAACATCCAGATGTACTTGCGGCTAGACAAGCTAGTCTAGAGTTCAAAAGGATGCAGATTCAGCAGAAACTTACTACTGAACATCCTGATTTTACTCAGATTGTTCAAGACCAAGAGTTTGTTGATTGGGTGAAATCTTCACCTATTCGCCTTGGGCTTTATGCTAAGGCCGATGGTGAGT